ACTGCGTTAATGGTTTCCGTATCGTCCTTTGGAATGAGTACGGATACGCTGTATTTTTCAGCACCACCGTTGACGGAAACCGGCTCCCAGCCGTGGAAGTAAGAAAGTCTTGTGCTTACACCTGTAATAACCTTAGTTCTATTCGTATTGTTTTTCATAATGATCAATCCTCCATAATTTCATTAAATTCGTTTTTTGCGTTCGTTACGTTCATAGCCACTCTTTTATCTGAGCTAGGAACAAGCGTTGGCTTTCCCGGTGGTTTGATTATGAGGCCACTGAGTATTTCCTCAAATTTGGTTTTACCCATCAGTTTTTGCATCTCCGTCAAAGGAATAAGGCTCTTACGGTAAATGTCCTTATATCCACTTTCTACAGCTTTTTCTGCTACAGCATCTTCATCTTTGTACTTGCGAACTGAGCGACCTTCCACAACTTTAAAGCCACTCCACTCTTTCCCGTGGTTAACTGCCGCATCTGTCGCATAAGCAGTTATTTCATTGGCCCACTTCGTAAGATCAGGAAGAATCATTAGAATTTCCTCAATCTCACTATCTGTTAGTAGTGGTGGCATCTTAAACTCCTTCTGTGCCAGTTTGAGCTTTTCATCAGCCCTTGCACGGCATCTGGTTGACGCTCTGCAGAAAGTACACCATGGGCCAGGAATATATTCACCTTCACCTTGATAGGCTTTTGCAGCCTTTGGTTTTAGTTCCTCTTCTGCCCAGGCTTTCAGTTCTTCTACCGGGACAGTCCAGGTGCTGACATTTTCTCTTCGTGGCTGGAATATTGTCATGGATACTTCCTTGATGTCATAAAGACTGTCATAAATCTCAAGAGCACCTAGTGCATACAGTTTCATCTGTGGATTGTCCTCCGCCTCCACAACCACGCCGATTCCGTATTTGAAATCCACTATGTGAAGCCTTTCATCCGAGATGATTACACAATCTCCTGTCCCAAATCCATCTGGCACATAACAGGAGAAATCAAGACGTTGTTCAATTAGAACGATAGGATCTGTACAGGACTTTCTTGCAAGTTCTACCTGCTCCATAATAAAGGCAACATAGTCATCTGTGCATTCTTCCATTTCATCTGAATCATACTCTGACACGGGCCTCTTACTTCTGATATGAAGTGCCTTTTTCAGTTTGTGTTCTGAGAGTTCATGTGCTGCAGTACCGGCTTTTGCCGCCTCTCCACTGGTATTTTCAAACTCAAGTTCAAGCCTTGCAGATGGTAAGCAATGGAGCCATCTGTGGGATGAAGATGCAGATAGTATTGCGTGATTACCCATTGCCAAGAACCTCCGCATCTTTCAAGATGTCAGCATAGTAGGCCTTGTCTACGGCACTCAATTTATCCGCTCCATACTTCCCGATAATCTCCCGTACTTCTGCAGTAAAACCAAGCTGGCTTTTTTCTGCAAGGACCATGCGCACTTTTTCAAGCGAGATATCCGGCGATTTTGCTGTTTCTGTCTTTGTGGCAGTTTCTTCTTTAGGTGCAGCATCACTTTCTGTCATTGCCTTACAAACCACTTCTATGCTGTCTGCAAGGCTTCGCATATCGTTTACCACATCAAGCAGTAGCTTTATTTTGCTCAAGTTCATTTCCTCCTTTCCTAGTCTCACAGATGGCAAGTTCCTCGACACTGTCCCCTGGAATAAGAATCGTTACACGCTGTTTATCTCCAAGGAGGAAACGTAGAATGCGCTCCCTAATGGTGACACTACGGCAAGTAACGATTCCGCCTGTCTGTGGCATTTTTGAAACACTGATCTTCAGCTTGTGTTTCATTTCCTTCACCTCTTTCTGAAGGGTCATTATTTGTTCCCCTCTATCTGGTAGCCATGGGAGGGATGGAAATCTGACGGTTTTGTAAAACAGCAAAAAAAATGCCCTCAGAAGTTTTTAATCCTCCAAGGGCATAGTGCTTGCTTATTCGATTTTGATAAAGGCATCCGTAAAGCCTGCAGCTTTTACTCTAGCTAGCATTGCTTCGGCATTGGACTTAATGCTATAGGCACCAACCTGAACCCTATACAGCTTCTTAGTAGGTGGTGTGGAAGCTATAGGAATCGTCAGTAGCTTTTTAACATCAGCCCTGAAAGTATCCATACTCTTGCCATGCCTAGAAAACCAGTGGCGAGGATCTCCATGGTTACTGGCGATTTTCTCCTGATAGCCCTCGTAGTGACCAATAATATCTTTCTCTGTTAAGTCATAGAGTTTACAAAGGTAAGCGCAAAGCTCTGTGGCTTCTTTATAAACCGCATTGAAATATGAGGCGTCGGACAGACTGTCTTCACAGATCTCAAATCCGATGTGACTGTTGTTGGCGTCACCACCTGCATGCCAGCCTCTATGGTCCCAGGGCAGCGTCTGATAAGTAGCGATAGTGCCATTTTTTAGCTTTCCGATAAAGGCATGGACACAGACTTGTCTACCACTTGGTCTATGCTGATTCCAGTGATTGTTATACTGGTTCTCTCCTAAGATGCCATCATCTGGACCAACATATCTACGAAGATATGGGTTATTGGCCCCCGTACTATGGACCATGATGCCTTTGGGCTTGATTTTCCTACCTGCTTTAAAGCATTCATTTTCTGTAAGAATAAGTTTTTTAAGGTTCAATATTTTTTCCTCCTTCAGGGATGGCCAGGCATTACTTTGTTCCATCTTTATCGCCACCGTCTTTTAACTGTTCAAGAATTTCTTTGAGTTTCTCAGGTACTGGAAGTCCGATTCTTGTTGAGTTTTCTATGATGCTGATTCCTTCATTGGATAGATAAAAGAAGATAACAGCAGTTCTAATGGCACCACCATCTCCGATGATGTTCTGATCAATAATGTGGGCAATGCCTACCAGAGAGAAAATCACTACTTTCTTGAAAATGCCCCGAGCACCTACATCACTTGAAAGATGCTTTTCTAAAATGGCGCACATCACTCCAAGAATATAGTCAATCACCACAAAGGCGATCAGGGCATATAAAAATCCATCGTAACCTCCTAGAAACCAGCCAAGCCAACCACCAATGGCTGCAAAAGCCATTTGAATAAAAGTCCAAATATCTCTCATGTAATTTCCTCGCTTTCATTTTTGTGTATAAAAAAATGCCCTATTTATAAGGCATCAGTTCTTATTCATAAACCCTGCTACTGCTAGTTTTATCTTTTGTAATCTTTCCGATGTAGTCACTTAGTCTTCCTTTTCCAATTTGTCCTCCGCTGTCCACTGTAAAATCAGTGTAGAATCCATCCTTCCCAAACCTGTGAGTTATTTCAGTTATTAGTCCAAGGTTAGAAGAACCTTTATCACTAACGATTACTGCTTCATCTCCAAGGATAAGTTGTGGTCTGAATGGCCCAGTGAAACTCTCGATCTTACCGACATACTGAAGGCTCAGAGCTATCTGGTTTGCATAGCTTTCTGCATCGGTTACTGAGGTTCCTTCAGGCACATTCACATACAGGGTTTTATTGGCCTGTAAATTCCAACCGGTATAGGTTTCAACATCCCTGTAAACCTTAAGAGAGAAGTCTTGGTTGTGAACGCATACTCGTCTATAGGCTTCCTGATCATCCCTTACAATGCTTCTTGTGAAAATGTCCTTACCCCTGTAAAAGGTGTAGGTGGTATTTCTTGTAAAGCCAGCATAGTTTGATGAACCTATTACAACCGTTCCATCTACAAGTTCTTTTACTTGCCAACCATCCAGAGCCTTTAGAATCTCCATGATCCCTTCAAGACAGCTCATGTTCGCATCAAATTGATAGCCTGAATAAGTGCTCGTATTTTCTACAAGCATCTCATCTGAGCTGATGTTTGCCCTAAAAAGTATATCCTTCAAAATCTCGTGGAGGACCATGTATGAGTATGAGTTCTCCTCATCAAAGCTTTGATCCCCTAGCGCTTTTCCTATGATGTTTCTACCATCCACACTGACAGCTTCAGATAGAAGAGAAAAATTGCTTCTGTCTACATAGAAAACTCCCATTGGGAAAGGTTCACTATCTCCCATAACAAGTTCAAACTCCACCTTGCTTCCTGGAGAAAGAAGGCTTGATTCTTCTGAAATGGCCACATTACCTTCATACTCAGGGTTTTCATTCAAAGGATTATCAAGACTTAAGGTAAAGGAGGCGATAGGGGTATCCAGGGAATGCTTAATGGAACCGCTGTTAAGGTATCGTTCCATTTCAAAAGCAAACTCATAGATTAATAGCTTGTGAGTATCAGAGGTTCTATAGCTTCCCACAACACCAAAGCCCTGAAGGATTTGAAGCTCCAGCTGCTTGATTGTAACATCAGGACTGATCTTTATAGGAGTGAACCAGTTGGGGGAGCTATACTCACCATTTAATTTCTCAGAAGGCTTTCCATATAACTCTTCACCTGTCAGATAAAAAAGCTGTCCCTCCGTCCTTGGAAACTGAAGAAAGTCAGGATATTTACCCTGACCAATAATTCCCGTTGTAGAAAAAACAAGCTCCAACTAAACCCCCTCCCCAAGCACAAGCACAGCCTCTGCGTTAAGAAGATAATTGGTACCCTTAGGTATCTCGTTGATGTGGTGCCTTTTGATCAGTACGATATCCCCTTCTTGAAGAATTGTTGTGTTGAACTTCATTATTGGAAGTAAATAACTCTGCCAGTCAAAAAACGTCATACTCCCATAGCCTTCTGTAATGTAGCAATTTATTCTCAAGTACTTCTGTGTGGTGTTTATATGAATATATCTAAAGGTGGTTTCATTTGTGCTATTCCCAAGTCCTGTGATGTAATTGACCCAGGCATCCCCTGGATTGTCCTTTGTGGCAAAGTCATAGTAGCTTCTGGCATATCCCTGACTAGTTTTGAAGCTAATAACAAAGTTAAAACCTTCTTCTGAATAGAGCTCTACCATTCCACATTGCCTAGTACTACTGATTGTACCGGTTGTAAAGTAGTGATTGTTTATTACTTCAGTCCATTTTGCATAAGATGTTGGTATAACAAGTACATCTAGAAAACTAAATTCTTCACTTGTATAATTGAAGTCACCAAACTCGGTGAAGTAGTGATCTGTGATCACATTTCCATTAACTTTCACTTCTTCAATATCACTAGTCTTAAAGTTTAGGAAAAGCTTGTTAGCTGCAGCTTCCTCTGCTGAAACCACATACTCATAATACATCTCACCGTCATAGGTTACTGGTAAAGATCCAACCCCTGTCCATATCAGCCTATCCACCGGAATATCCAACTTTCTGTCCTTGAAGGTCTTTCCAAAGTATCTGCTGCCTGTAGCCTCGATCCCAAGAACTGCATAGTTGCTGAACTGACAATTGAGCTTTCTGGTTCTAGCTACAGCATCTGATGTAGCTGTGGCACTCATGCCAACATTTGGCTGGCATAGATATTTGCTGGTTGATATGGCCAAGGTGTTAGAGGGTACGCTTCCTGCACCAGCAAGATAATCTCTAAGAGTCGTATACCATTCACCACCATCTGTAAATTCATCAAACTCAACAAATACTGTGGCATAAATATCAATGATTCTAACTGGTGTTTTTTCTATGGTTAATTGGTTTCCTTCTGCGTCTGTTATCATGGCATGGGTGTTTATGTTGGTTGTGGTTTCACTGATTCCCACTTCTGTTAAGATATTTCCGTTAAACTCAGTCGCTTCAAGCCTTATGGATTTGGTCCATTTAGATACAGGAAATGCCCTGATCAGATCTACAGTAGAGCATGGCTTATTGCCCACTCGGTTAAAAAGTGTTGTTCTAGTTGGATCCATGGTTCCACTTCCAGTGCCAAATACGATCTGGTCGAAGTAACTACTAAAAGCCACAAGCCTAGTATAGATCCTATTAAGGACCATATTTTCAGCTTGTCCTCTTAATTCCACTTCACCCGTC